AAAAAAAAATAATTAATAAATTTAAATTAAATCTATTAATTATAAAAAAAATATTTTATCTTGAAAACTGCTATTTTAAACAATCTTAATAAAACAAAAAAAGAACCAATGCAATAAAATTTACCACAAATAAATATGGCTTAAAATTTTAGGATTATAATAACCCTTTGATTTTTTTTTTTCTAATTTTATTGCTTCGCTTCTTTTTTTTGTTCCAGAATGTCTAGAAAAATAGTTTTGCATTCGACGACGAGTATAATGATTTTTATATGCATATAATTTCAATGGTGTTCTATCTTTATATTGTTCATAATCGGATGCACCAAAATGAACTTTTCTTATTTTTTTTGTCTTTTTATCTTGAATAATAGCTGTATATTTTTTACCAGTTGGACCTTTTTTAAATTTTAATATTCTTTCTTTCATTATTAACTATATTATATTATGATATTTATTATAATTTTGTATCAAGTGAAATAATTTATTTTATTTCTATTAATTTATTTCTATTTATTTGAATTTCGAGTGTGAATGTTATATCATCTTGCATATTTGAATTTATTATATTTCCAAAATAATCTATTATTTTAATATTAAAATTATTTAAATTAATAGGTCCTGTATATTTTCTAATATTATCTGTATATTCATCTTCTAATAAATCACTTATATAATTACTACTTGATGATGTAGCACTTGTTGTATCTATTTTTGCCAATACTTTATTTGTTGACATATTATCTTTATAAAATAATTTATGAGTTTCTATTATATTTGATTGAAATTCGTCTAAACAAAAGAATAATTCATTATTATTATTTAAATTAACTCCATAATTAGAATTGATTATATTATTTATTGAAGAAAATACCTTACTATTTTTATTAAATCCCATAATATAAGCCAATGCATAATATTTACTATAAAATTTTTTAAAATTTATTTCAAAATAATTTATTTGTATATCACTATTATCTATTATTGAAAATTTGCATTTATTATTATTTTTATTTATTTCAAATTTTATGTTTTTCATATAAATATTTATTGTTTCTGAATTATAAAAATAATTGTTATTTAAATAATCACTTAATGATGTTATATTATTATAATAACCATCATCAAAAATTATTATTTCATTATGAATTAATGAATTTTCATTATTATAAAAATTTATTTCAAATTGATTGTTATTTTTTTCTGATGAAATTAAGTATGGCATTTTTAAATTTATTGATTTTAATTTTATATATGTTATGTTATTAATTGGTGATGATAAATTAAAATCACAATTTGTTGGTATATTATTTATACTATTATTTCTAAAAATAGTATTAAAATGTAAAAAATTTATAATATTATAATTTTCAATCAAATTATCATCTTTTAATATTAAATTTTTTTCTTTATTTAAGAAAGTTGATTCAAATCTAGAATCGTAATAATCTGAATTATCATTATCATTATCATTATCATTATTATTATTATTATTATTATTATCATTATCATTATTATTATCATTATCACTATTATTATCACTATTATTATCACTATTATTATCACTATCACTATCACTATCACTTATATTATCATGTTTACTATTTGAATAATTAGTTTCAATATTATTATTGATTGGTAAAATATCATTTCTTATATAATTATTTTCCTGTGTAAATAAATCATTTAATAATTTATTTTCAACATGTTTAAAAAAATTATAAAGTTTATCATTATTTTTGAAATACCTAGTATTTAAAAATTTTATTTTTTCTTTTATTTCTTCTTTTGATGGATCATTTAATTCTAATATATTTAAAAGTTCTTCTGTACTATAATTATTTATATCAGTATTTAAATCTTGAAATATACTCATTATAAATTAATAACTTATTATTTTAATATTTTAATATTTTTTAATTTAATATTAACAAATCTAGATAAATATATCGTTTCAATAAATTTATTAAAATTAAACTTTAAATATTTTATATATTTTGGTAATTTTTGTATACCATGACCTCTTTTAAAATGTTTTGATGAATAAAATAATATATTTTCTAATTCTTTAATATATTTTTTTTCATAATTGGTAAATGAATTTTTATCTATTCTATATTTTGATGTATAAACAAAACGATTATAATTATTGTCCGAATAAATTTTGTATTTTTTTTTTTCATCTTTTAAATAATTATTTTTAATAATTCCAATACCTTCAATAATATTTAAACTATTATTCATTTCAATTACAATTATTAATTCATTTGGTAAAATATTTTCTGAAATTTTTATTGGACTTCCATATATGCAGTCAATATTTTTATTATTTCTAAAATTATAATTTTCTTCAAATGTTTTAGAAGAAAATCTAGTCACATGTATATGTATATGCATGTGTTTATTGATTTTTTTTTATTTAATAATAAAAAATCAATTTTATAAAAAAATATCTTACAATATTTTAATTAACTATATGATATAATTCCAAATTTATTTCTTTTTTATCTTTTATTAATGATTTTATAGTTTCTATTTTATTGTCATTATCTATTTCTTCTAATAATACATCATTTATTGAATAAATATATTCATATTTGAATATAATATCATATATATCATTATAATTATCTATATTTTTAATATTAACTTTATTTATTTTCACAAAATTTTCATATATTGATATATTTAAATTTAAACTTTCATCAATAATTGGTAATGCTATTTTTTTTAAATTATAATTTTGTATAATTTTTATTTCTTGTGCAACTATATTTATATTATCATCTTTATTACTAAAAATCTCAAAAATTAAATTTTCAACAGTGATATCTTGTATATTTTTTAAATTTTCATTTTTTTTTATACTATCTCTTATTTTTGTTTTAATTTTTTTTATATTTGCATCATAGATATTATGAAGTGCTTCTTTAATATTATTGTTATTTATTAAAAGTTTTTTATTATTAATAAGATAATTTTTATACTCACATTCAATAAGATCATATAAAATTTTTCTTATTGTATTATTACAATTAGCATTTATATTATCATACGTATTTACACTAGTATATTCTTGCATTATATACTATCGGCTTATATATTTAAATTTTATTTAAATATATAATTTAATCGCATTTAAATTTTATTTAAATAAATAATTTAATTGCATTTAAATTTAAAAATTAAATTTGTTCTCTCATATATATGTTAAATTATCTTAAAAATATTAAATATATATGCTATTATAATATCTTATTTGCTAATTTATTTTACATGTTTTTATATTATAAATGCTTTAATACTGTTACTAAACGTCAAATTTATTTATCTCATTATTTTGTTCAAAAAAGTGGGGCAATTCCTATTAAAATTGGACAACACGTTAAGATGTTTGCTCATGCTATTCAAAGTAATAATGAAATGATGAAGTATTTTATTGATTTATTTAATACCTTATATGAAGATGTAGATATTCATGATTTTAATTATTCTTCCATGTTATTTCAAAATGAATATGATAAAAATATATTAGATATTTTTGAATTAGATGCCAAATATAAAATTAAATCTGGCTCTGTTGCTCAAGTATATAAAGCCAAAATTAAAAATAATATTTTTAATACTCATTGTAAAACAGTGGCAATCAAAATTGTTCATCCTGATTTTAATATTCAATTAAAATTTATGTATCCTATTATATTTATATATAATTATCTATATAAAAAAAATCTTTTTAAGGGTACTATATTTAATATTGTTGATTTACAAGCACTATTTATTGATTTATGCAATCAAAATGATATGACATATGAATATAAAAATATTCAATATTTTTATGATATTTATAAAAATAATAAATTTCTTAATATACCATATCCTATAAGCTGTTCTAAAAATATTTTAATAATGGAATATATAGATGCGGTTGATATTAATACTGTTTATAAAAATAATGCTTCAACTGAATATAAATTAATGCATGTTTTATGGATAATTGTTTTATTTACAAGAGAAAATTATGCATCTTTAGATTTATTACATGCTGATTTACATGATTATAATTGGAAAATTAAATCAAATGATTATTCCAAAGTTGTTATTTTTGACTATGGATTGGTAATTAATAAAAGATCCAAATATAAAACTGATGAAGATTTTAATACATTTAATGATAGAATAACTAAAATTATGTATGGTTTAGATAATAAAGATTTAGATGTTTTTATTGAAAATATTATTCATTTTATTACTTTTGGTAATAATGATGATATTGAAAAAATTAAAATTGAATTCAGAAATGAATTTATTAAAGCAAGTACTGAAAAAGATACTACAAGTAATATTGTTAATACTTTATTGATTTTTTCAATCAATAATACATTTAAATTTGAGAAAATTATTATAAATATAATTGTTATTATTGTTTCATTAAGTAGACATTTAGAAACATTTATATACCCAAAAACATGTAAAAGTGATATGATATTGACACATTATATATCTCAATATGAATTTTGTAGTAAAAATAAAGTCTTTGATAGTGCAAAAGATCAGCTAGCAAAATATTATTTAACTAATGAAAGATTTTTAAACACTACAGTAAAAAAAACTAGATTTAATAATTTATTAACTTCAACTAATTATACTAATAATATTAATTATGATGTTTAATTTATTGACAATCTGGACATAATTTGAATTTTATCTGATTTGATAAATCATTATTTATTCTTTTTAAATTATTATCTGTAATCCAACCCATTCCTTTACATCTTTTACATATTGTATTTGTATTTACATTCAAATAATAAGTTTTATTATCATTACTACTGACTGCGGTTACAATATCTTCTTCATAAAACAAATTTTTTTTCTTATTGAAATTTAATATTATTTCTCTAACAATATAATCATTATTTAAATTGCACACATTATGCGAATTAAACCTAACAAACTTTTTTGTTAAATAGTTTAACATTTTATTTATTATATAAAATTTTTATAAAATTGAAATTTTATTAATAATTAAATTAATTTCAATTTTATTTTAGAATGTATGAAAATATATTAACTTTCTATTCCAAAAGTAAGAACAAAAATGTTAGACAACTATCTAATTTTCATATGGAAAAAATAATATTAGAAGATAAAGAATTTAATTCCGGTGAACATTGTTTTCATTATTTTAAATATAGTCTCATAGCAAATTATTGTAATGATATTAAAAGATATGATGAATTAATTAAACATTCAATAAAAATACAAAATGCAGATACATCAATTGATGCAAAAAAACTTGCTAGTAAATCGTCTTTTAAATTAACAAATGAAGAATTAAATATATGGGGATTATATTCAATACAATATCAAACCAAAATTTGTTTGGAAAAATTAAAACAAAATGAAAATGTTAAAAATATTTTGTTGGAAACACATAATAAATATTTGTTACATCAAGATAATAGAGCAAATATAAATACTTTATGGGGTGGTAGAATTAAAGATAATGAATTAATTGGTAAAAATGAATTAGGTAAAATATGGATGTCAATAAGAAATGATTATAAATAATATTATTTTATAAAAATAAATCAATTATTTTTTATAAAAATATATAAAGAGATAATTATTTATTATTTCAATAAATGTCCGGCTCTTCTGGTGTTTATGATAGTAGTTTAATTATTGATAGTCAAAAATTCAATGCTGTTGTTCAAAAATTAAGAACATTTTTCTTAAATAAAAATTTTATTGAAGTTCATGCTCAAAATAGATTATCTATTTTGGCCGCATGTGAGGATCCATTTAATTTAAAAACATTTGATTATGCAGGTAAAGTATGGCCTCTTCCTCAAACTTCTCAAATGTGGCTAGAATATGAAATTCTAACAAAACCCGATGTTGCAGGATATTTTTCTGTATCAACTTCTTATAGAAGTGAACCTAATCCAGTTCCCGGACGCCATGATTTAATTTTTCCAATGTTTGAATTTGAATGTAAAGGTGATATGGATCATCTTGTTTCTTTACAAAAAGAACTTCTTATTCATCTAGGATATAATTCAGAAAATTTTTATGAAAATGATTATACTAAAATCGCAGAAGAATTTAGTGTTAAAGAGCTTGAACATGAACACGAAGAAAGATTATATAAAGACAAATCTTGTGTTGCATTTATTAAAAACTTTCCTGAATTTACTTCTCCATTTTGGAATATGAAAAGAAATACTGAAAACGATACTGGTAAAAAAGTTGATGTTATTTTATCTGGTATGGAAACATTTGGTTCTGCGGAAAGAGAATGTGATGTTGATATTATGAGAAATCGTTTTGAAACTATTATGAATGGTGATTATCGTAGAAAACTAATTGAATTATTTGGTGAAGAACGAGTAGAAGCTGAATTAAAAGAATATTTTAATCTAACTTTTATTCCACGTGTTGGTACGGGTATTGGATTAACTCGTCTAATTAAATCTATGGAAAAAGAAGGTCTAATATAAAAAAATTTATAATAAATAAAAAAATTTATAATAAATAAAAAAATTTATAATAAATAAAAAAATTTATAATAAATAAAAAAATTTATAATAA